GTTGGCCTCTGGTGGCCGTCCACCTTCAGGCCCGGTCTGTCCCGCCATGACTTCATCGAACGGACTGCCACCCCCATCACCGCCCTCTGGTTCGCCACCCATACCACCCATGCCACCCCCATCACCGCCCTCTGGTTCGCCACCCATACCACCCATGCCACCCATCATACCGCCCTCTTGTTCAGGTGATTCGAGGATACCGGCTTTGATATCGGCGTCATTGGCAGTAGTCCACTCAACATCTGCACCAACCTGTTGGGCGAGTTGAGCGTTTTTAAGCTCCTTGCCGATTCGTTCTGCTTCGGCGTTTTCGTCTTCCTCTTCGATCTCGGCAATGGACAAGTCCCATCCTTCGACCTGAAGCTGGCTCAACATAGCCGGGATGAACGAGTCTTCGAAGACAGTCTTTAGTCGATGTGCAGAGCGATTGGAAACGATAATCTCCATCGACTGTGAAAGCCCCGAATTCTGTGGGGACGCTTTCTGGAAGACAGAGGTTACACCGTACTTAGCCGAGATACGGTCAAGGAACCACTCTCGCATCTGCATATGTTGCATCTGCGCTGGATCTTCGAGTAGCGGTTGCCACGTCAACGGCTGGCCAGAGCCTTCGGTATCATCAATGAACGTCGGGATGTGGTGTGGGTCATCCTTCAGCTTCTCGAACTGGCCGGTGTTCCATGATCGAACCGATTCCGCGTTGGTAGATCGGATGATCATAGCTCCACGTGGAGCGCGGCGTTGTTCGTAGGCTGTCTGATACCACTTGTCCATCTGTTCAAGAGTCCGACACTCTTCCCACAGCGTGATGATCGGACTAAGGCCGTAGAACTTCGATGGTTCGTATTCGCTGGCGTGTGTGAATTCCCCACGGATGAAGAATTCTTCAGCATCTCCACCCGGAGCTTCGACTTGTTCCGCGTATGCACGGTAGGTCTGATTCCCACAGCTATCGCACTTTTGGCCATCCTGCTGTGGGTGGTAGTGTTCATCGGTCGCTCTACACGCCGGACAGATCCACCACTTCTCACCCATGTTGCCCTCCTGATCAACCGAGTACCGCATTAGTTCAGGGGGAGCGCGACTGACACCGGTCAAATCCCAATCGATGATCTCGCCGTGGTTGTTCAGAATGTAGTCACGTTCGAAGATCATCCAGCCGTCATCGAAGGACTGAATATCCCATGCGACTTCCTTACACACTTCGAGGAACGTCTGACCCACCGAATTCTGTTCATCCCCGTCAAGGAACTGATCAACACGCCCTCGCTCGTTGATCTCATCGACGAATTTCTGAGCGCGTTTCTTTTCGAGTGCGTCGGGTGCATCGAATTCACACATTTCGTCGCACTCCGGACACACTCGTTTCTTGTCGAAATCGAAATCCTCTTCTTCGAGATCATCCCCGGCTTCACCGAGTTGCTGTCGGAATGGTTCGTAGGTATCGAATTCCTCATGGCACTCGTTGCATTTGGCAACGTACTCTTTTTCCCACTCTGCGAAGCCACGGCGGAAGGTCTGATTGACCTTCTCTTCGATTGCGTTGTTTACAAGAGCCTGCTTCTGTCGCATTTCGTAGATCCACTTCGGGGAGATACTACGCTCGTAAGGGGGTTCTGGTGCGGAACTATGCCCACCCATACCGCCAGCCGCAGAAGGATAGCCGAACTTTTGAAGTACTCTTACAACGCCATTTTCAAATGACTGCTTTGCTTTTCTAACGGGTGATTTGAGATTTACCATTTATTTACCATGCACTGTTGACAGTTTCTTCGAGTGATTTCATTTCATCGAGTGTGATATTCGGCCCATTATCCAGAGAGTATGTCAGATATCGCAAGGCGTCAAGGCCGTGGTCATCTGCCTTACGGGGAACCTCTTCGTCGTCGTTCTTCCATACGTAAGAGGGAATTTCATCAACAGTTTTCGTCGGGCTGTCATCCAGAACGAGTCTGTTATCTGGTTTATGCACGCGAGATCCGACCATGATATACAGCCGGGGCCGCCCACGGTCGTCTTTCCGGAGTCGATTCTTCACCGATTGAATACCAGCGTTTACGTCTTTTTTCGCGTTGGCAGTGTGGACGCCTCTTCGCTTCAGGTTCTCGTTACCTTCGGCGTTGTGGTCTGCAAACGTGTTTTCGAGATGCCAGTCGTCGTTGGTTAGCTCCTCGATCCGCCGACCTGCATCTTCGACAAGTAGTTCGGACTGGTACAGTTCACGGAACAGCACCAGTTCGTCATCCGGTGACAAAGCCCACCACTGACAGACAAAGGGATTGTTATACCCAAAGTCGATAGAGCGGTAGACACGCCAGCCCTCCGGTGGATCAATCCAAACAGAGTCGGGTTCGTTATCGTAATCCCATTCTTCTGTTCGCTTGATATCCCACGTGCCGAGAGGGGTATCAGGGTTTGCAAGGTAATCAGCCGTAATCAGGTGGTCATCTTCAGTGTACTCACTGTAAATGATACCTTCTGCACCAACCCATTTGCCGAGGAAGTACCGTTCGTAGTACATCCCCGACAGGTTCTTCTCCATCCGTTCGACGTAGGACTTCGGAACGTATGGGTTGTCTTTGACATTCATGCGAATCGCATGAGCGTCCTGCTGATTATCCGCGTTGAAGAACAGCTTGTACATCCAGTGTTGCGGGGATGCAGGGTTGGTCGCCGTGAAGATCTGCTGGAAGGGGACAGTGTAGAACGTGCCACCTTGCCGCGTTCCCTTGTATCGGAGACGCCCCTGAAGCTGGTTCCATTCACCTTTGGACAGTTCGGTTCCCTCATCCACGAAGATCCAGCCATACGAGTGTGACCCGATCTTACGAGGCAAGTCGTCGTCTGACGTTGACTTTCCGGAGTCAAGGCCGTGATAGTGGATTTCAGAGAGAATCGGTTTGCCGTTATCGTCGTATGAACCCGTGTAGTGTTCGATGACGTGTTCCCCCTTGTTGTGATTGTGGATGTGAGAATCCGGAATCACTTCTTCAAGAAGCGTCTGCTTGATCGTAGACGAATACACGTCAGAGAAGTGTTTACGAACGATGAGACCCCGGTTGCCGGGGTACATCATGTTCATGAGATATCCTTTTTCGTTGCCTACCCGTGACTTACCAGCACCGAAGGAGCCTGAAAGCAACACTTGATCAGAAGTACTCATCATAAATTCCTTCTGTTTGGGTAACGGTTCGAATGAACGTTCCTCTAAGTTACCCGTATCAGCAGATGGAGAGATTTTGAATCACCTCCATTACAGGAATTCTAACTTCACCAAATTCGATTCCGCTGTGGTGCATCGGGCATACTTTCATCCCACGATCTGAAGAAAACTCTCTGTCACACGTTGGACAAAAGTTCTCTCCTGCCGAATTTGGCGCACTCATTGATATGGCTATTATAGTCTTTTAGGTGCTATAGCTTATTACTTTTGCCTAAAAGCTTAATAAGATTATAGAACTATAATCAGTTGTCTTTGTCGTCGGACTCTTTTGATTCAACGAGGATTTCGTCTTCGTTTTCCTCTAATTCGACAACCGGAGCATCTTCGCGCTGTTCCTGTTCGGGGAAGTTTGCATCTTCCATCCCACCCCATAGTTTGATCTCGGTTCGGGTCTCGTTGACTTCGGATTCGATTTTGTCGGGTTCTTCGAGTCCGAGTAGATCTTCGACCTGTTCGACAGTCTGACGCCATTCGTTCATGAGCGTCTTCATGTCATTATCGACCTTCGGAACCTCCTTGAACTTATCAGGGACCGGAACAGTGAATCCGACTTCTTTTTCGTCATCGATGGTCATCCCTTCTCGGTTCATCGTGACCTTCCCTCTGACGTTCTCATAACGGTGTGAGACAACCGCAGGACGCTTTTCTTCTTCCTTGAGGCTCATCATACGCTCAAGATTGTCAAGCCGATCAAGGAGCTTCATACCGAGCTTCATCCGGGTTCTGGCTTGAGCTTCAGCCAGTTGGGATTCTACTTCTTCACCGATCTCGGTGTTGTTGATGTATT